ATTCTCGTCTAACTTATACAAGTCGGGAAAGTCTTTCTTTATCGCTTCCGCCTCCGAATATCGGGACGCCTGGCTCATGACCTCCTGTCGGAACGCCTCTTGCGCTTCCCGCTTCGCCTGCTCTTTCGCAATCCAAAGCAGGGTCTTGGTCGCTTCCTTGTCTCCCGCCGCAGCGGCGTCCAAAAGCTCCTCGATATTGATCTCTGGTTGCGACTTGGTTTCTACCTGCTCGGCTTTGCGGGGCCCTTTGATGTTCCCCCACTCGTCGACTTCGACATAGGGGAGTATCTGCTTGTAAAGCTCCTTCAGCCTTTGTTCCGCACGGTCTCGCTCGCTTTGATACCTGCGAAGGAGTTCCTCGGTGCGGTCGACCTTTGTCTCTTTTTCTTCCTGACCACCTTCCGCTTCCCCTTTCGCTTCTTGCTGACTGCCAGATTCCGAACCAATAGCCGCTTCCCCCTTTCCGGCTTCCGATTCTGAAGGTTTCGTTTCCGCCTCTCCGCTTTCCGAAGGAGCGGTTTCCGCCTCCGAATTCTCGGTCGCCGAATCGGCTGGAATGGTATCGATTTCCTCAACTACTGGCATGACATTCACCTCCTTGTTTTTCTAATTCAATCCTCGCTTGATTTTTGAAACTTCCAACTTTTTCGTCCTTCCCGGAACAGTCTTGCCTTTGACTTTCGTCGTCTTAACCATTTTCGACATCGGAACCGGGTTTGTCTTTCCTGTTGGCCAAGCCAAGTCAATCACCTCCCTATTTCGCAGAACTCGGAAGCGACGCTGCGAACCAACGCCCTTTCCGTCTCGACTTCGACTTCGCTTTCGACTTCGATTTTTTCGAACCTACTCGCTCCGGCAGGGACTTTATGCTCTTTGTCTCATGCGCCCAGCGCCGGGCAGTCCCTGGTTTGATTTTTCCTTCTTTTTCAGCCCAAAACATATATTTTTGTTGCGCTTTGCTACGAAATGGAGACATTGCCTACCCTCCTTTCTATATTACTTCGCCACCATTTATGTAATTCAAAATGACAATTTGGACATAAAACCAATAAGTTAGACTTTTGATTGTTTTCCCTATTTCCATCGATATGATGAACCATCAAAACTTCTTTGACTTTATCCCACCCACATCTTGCACATCTGTTTTCGTTCCATATCAATGCATATTTTCTATATGCTTTTTTAGGCGCAACGGTTGCAATTCTTATTCTTTGAAAATAAGATTCACGCAACGAATCTGATATTTTCCTCCTCGTTTCCTCTCTTGGGCTTATTCCCTTGTTCCAACCAGCAATATTTCCCTTAAATTTCTCTAATTGCTTCGGATAAATCCCTTTTTGGCGAAGACCTTGTAATCTGTTTCGGCACAGCATACTGCATGTTATTGTTCTGCCGTTCCTTTCTCTTCTTGCTTGAAATTCCCTTCCGCAATAATCGCATACAAATGTTCTTAATTTGTGATGATTCCTTTTCCCCAATATAATCTCGACTTCCCCTCTTGCTTCCGCCGCAAACATGAACCTTTGCTGCGCTTTGCTTCTGAACGGCATTTTCTCACCTCCTTTAGGCTTCTTTAACCTCTTCCAGAATGTCTTCCGCCAGCCCTTCTATCCATTCGATCGCCTCGAGTTTCGCCTGTATCTTTATCGCTCTCAGGTTGCTTTCGGAAGCCGTGAAGTCCATGTTCAGCAAGTCCCAGGTGGCAGTCGATTTTTCTTCTGCTAACTTGTCTTTGAACATCTTCCAGAATTCGGAACTTAAGACTTGTAAGACCTCTTCTTTTTCCATTTCAGACCCCCGTTTGTATCGCTTGCTGAATCATTTGGGTCATATCTTCGGGCTTCGTTCCCGCCTGCAAGTTCGGCGCTTCCGGTGCTTTCGGGGCCATTCCCTTTTCTTTTTCTGGTGCTGCTCCCGCAGGCATAGGCGGTGGTGGAGGCGGAGCTGGCATCCAGTAATCCTCCACATCCTCGATATCCAAAGCGTAAAGAATGTCGTTCAGCGCCTTGAAGAAGTTGAACTGCACGAACTCGCCTTTGTCGTTCTTTATCGGGTTTGGCCCGACCAGTTTCATGGCAAGGTCTATCGCCTGCATCAGTTTATGCTGCGTAATCGCTTCGTCAACCATGTGCTGCGTGCCAAGCATGATAATGTCTATGCCGTCAGAATATATTTGCTCGGGAGTGACTTCTTCCCAAACAGATTCTTTTCTCATGACCGGCTGGCCAGTCAAAGGATTGACAGCTGGCTGGCCGGTCAAAGGATTGAGAACTGGGACTTGCTTTTCCATCTCTATCAGCCAGCTTTTCTGGCGGTTAAGAACAGACATGATATAGGCTCTTGAGAAATACTCTTGGAAAATGTTTCGGTCGATGCGGGAAAGAACGATTCTAATGCCTTTCAGCGCTTCCCGCTGCATGGTTGCGGTTTCGGTCGCAGTCGCTTTCGGCCTTATCTTTTCCCCGGAAAGCACGCTTTTCAGCCTTGCCGTGCGGGCCATCTCCTGCTGCAACTGCTGCAGTAGTAACTGCGCCATTTGAGCATATTCTGCTGGTGGTCTGACAAAGGCGATTACGTCTTCCGCTTTCGCTCCCGGCGGCAAGTCCTTGAGCTCTATCACCCCGTTCGGCCGAATTTTCAATTGCTCCCGCTTCTTTATGTATCTCATGTTTGCGACCGTCATGCAGTAGATCCCGAGGGAGTTGACGTCAAGCGACTGGTTCTTCCTCGTGTTGTAGTCCCTGACTATCTTCTCGAGCAGTTGCGGGATGCCAATGCCGAGTTCCGACCCCGGCTGCCTGAAAAACGGGCAAATAATATAGGGCGGAATTCTGAACGGCGTCGGCTGAATCCTTATGACTTCCCGGTCGTTGGCGATAGTGATAATGCAGAGCACTTTCTTGCCCTTCAACTCGTCGGGGACAGGGTCGTCTTCCTTGAAGTAGAGCGGGATATGGTGCGCCTCGTAAAGCATGACTTCCTCGTCGATCGTGTGCAAATTGTCAGTAGGTTCTATCGCTATTCGTTCCTGCTGTTTGAGTTCTCGGTCGGTTTCTTCCGAAGTTGGGAACGAAGTCAGTTTCGCATTCTCAAGGTTGCCATAGAGCCCGTAAAGCCTTGCCTGCTTCTCTATTTCCGACCAGGTGGTGACAATCTTTTCGACAATCCAGGTCTTCTTGTCGTATCTGAAGTAGAGGTTGCGAATGTCCACCCACTTCAGCGCCGGGCGGTCTTCGATTTCGATTTCCGTTTCCACGAACGTTTCGAACTGGTTGGGAACGGGAACGGTCAAGCCGCCGATATTGAAAACCTTCGGCCGCCTCTTGAGGACAAGCGACGGCTCTTCGCTGAGAAGGTATGGGGTCTTGAACGTGAAAGTGCCGAGTTTGACTCCTTCCCGAACGCCCATTTCCGCCTCTTCCTCGCCTCCGCTCGGAACGAACTGGCAATTCCAAAGGACTTTTTTGATTCTTTCTTTCGTCTCGTTGTCGAGTTTTTTTCTCTTGCCTTTAACGTCGAATGGCGGAGTCACTCCGAATACCGCATCCATGATCATCGCCGTCCAGTCTTCAACCAAATTGAAAACGTCGGTCGAAGGAACGTTCGCCAAAGTTTCTTTGTCCTTCTCGACCGACCCCATTTTCCACATCTGCTCCCACTTATTGCAGAGCTTGACAAAATCATCGTGTCTTGCTCTCACCGCTTCCATGCGCTTTTTTACCGCCTGATAAGCCCGGTTTCTCAAGTCCTCGGAACTCAAGTCTATCGTTCCGAAAGTCATTTTCTCTTCGATGATTTGCTGGGTTTCGGCCTTGTCCTCGGCCCCGTATTCCCTTTCTTTGTGCGGCAAAATAACGTTCAGCTCATCGGACTCAAACAATTCAGCCATCAGACATAAACCTCCTCGTAGTTCCTAATCGGATAGCCGGTCACAGGGTCGAGATTGTGAAATGGGTAATCCTCTTCCGCCTCTTCGGGCGGGCCGTCTTCCGGCGCTTGCGCTTCGGTAAAGTATGTCGCTATCGCATACCTCAAGGCGTCGACTTCGTCGTCCCTGACTTTCGCCGGTTCCTCCTTGAGGGTATTTTCCTTCCAGCGATAGCGCTTGATGCCTGTAATCAATTCTGAACACCTTTCGAATATCTTTATCTTGTCGGCCCTTAAGAGCTGCTTGACCTTGTTTATGCCAGCGATAACTTGATTGTTGGCCGCAATGGGTGCAAGTCCCTGCTCGTAGAACTCTTGAAAGATCGAATACTGCACTCCACCTTTGAATCTGTCCTTCCTCAATGTGTCTGGGGAAATGTAGAAATCGAAGCGCTTGTTTCTCATCTTTTCCTTGATTATCGGGACGTAATAGTCGACGGGCTTTTGGTTGTCGACGATTTCGTCCCAAACGATAAAGTTGCCGTCGTAGTCGACGGCGCAGAAAACAATGGCGGTATTGTGAGTAATCCCCCAGTCAAGCCCCACAATGAAGTTCCAGTGTTTCGGAATGTCGGGATAGTCTTTCTCCCTGATAACGTGCCTGGTTTCGTCGAATTCCTTGTAAATCGCTCCCGACAGGTGCAGCGGGACGCATTCCATCTCCTGCAGGTATTCGTCCTCGTCCATCACATCCCGCATGCTTTTCAGTTCCTCTTGTGAGATGACTCCGCTTTCGGAGGCCTTGAACATGTATCGGCTTTCGGCAGTCTGATAGTCCTGCCATGCGTGGTTCTCGCCGTTGACGCTTGTGACCTTCAACATCCATCCTTGGCGGTCGGCCAAGGCGGGACGCAAAATCGTTATCTCCTCGTCGGGCTTCTCGTGGAACGCCCATTCGTCTAAAACCAGTCCGTCCAATCCCGGACCACGCAAGGAGTCGGGCTTGTCGGCCCCTTTGATCGACACTTTCGAGCCGTTGAAGAAAGCAACCGTCAATTCGCTTTCGTTGATCTTGGGATTAAAGCGTGAGGAGTAGTCTTTCAGCAAATCCCACGCCACCATCTTTCCCTGCTTGTAGGTCGGGAAAACGATAAAGTAGTTCGTTTTCGGGTCTTTAAGCGCACCCTTGAGAGCGTAGTTCCCGAGAAGACACTTCCAGATGCCGACGCTTGTCTTATACCACCTGCGGTGGGCAAGCACGACAATGTCTCGGCTCGTGTCTTTCAGAATCGGTTTTGCCCGTTTTGGGATGCGAATGATGATAGACATAGCCTTCCATATAAGGGATTTTCAATGCGGAAAATTTACACTTTTGGAAGGCTATTTTAGGGTTTTAATTATCTCTTTTCGAAGGCCTTTTAGAATCTTTCGGATGCGTCTATACGCCGTCATGTAAGGAATTCCGAGGAGTCGGCTGATAGCGCTGACCGAATGGGGCTGGTAGGGAAAAATTCCGAAATAGCGCTGTAAAATTTCACGATTTTCGGAATCGAGAGTTTGCAGCAGCTCGTCCGCCCAATTCTCCCAAACGAACTCTTCCAAGGCTGCCATGTTCATTCCACTTTCGCTATTACGTCCTTGTGATTGAGCACGTAATAAACTTCGTCGAGATTGATTTCCTGCGCCCCGAACCTTTTGAATATCACTTCGTCTCCAGGCTTTAATTCTTTTATTTTGTTTCCTACGGCAACTACAATTCCTTTCAAAGGATAGACTTCACGGAGCAATTGCGACTGCCCGTTCATAAAACCGAGATAGATCGACCCTTTCTTCTGCTCGGGGAAAATGGGTTTCAGAATCAGGTTGTCGGACAAGGGCTTGAGCGGAAATTTCTTCGGAGTGGAAGCGAAAGCGAAACTCCTTTCGTCAAGACAAGTCGGCTTGAAGTCGGAAGTTATCACAAAAGTCACGGCTCCTCCTCTTTTCCGTTTGGCTCTGGTTTAGGTAATGCTTTTCTATCGTCTTCGAACTTTATGAGAATCTGCCCACCTTCTTTGTTCATGATGGCCATGTCCGGGAATTTCTTCTGCCCGAATTCGTCGGGATATTTTCGCTCCAAGAGGGTCATGGCCGCCTGCCAGGTGTTTACCGCCGCCTTCTGCACTATCGCTACTAATCTTTGTTTGCATTCGAGTTCCGCCTTTTTTACTGCGGTAGAAAAAGAAGAGTCCGAATTCAACCAATTGTAAAAAGTTTTCTTATCTATTCCCGCCAATTCTGCCGAATCATCTCGATTCAAACCAAGTTTAAGATTATCAAGTATCATCTTAACGGTTTCGGGTGTTTTCTTATAGGCGCCTGCCTTGTATCTTCCGTGTTCGTCTTTCGGATGTCCTTTAACCATTTATTTTTTTCGCCTTTTTTCCCGTGAAATTCTGCCAACGGTTGACTATAATGTCACAGTAAATAGGGTCGATTTCCATCATGTAGCATTTGCGGCCGAGCTTTTCGCAGGCAATCATGGTCGAGCCAGAACCGCCAAACAGGTCAACTATTATCACATTCTGTTTGCTAAATTTTCCAATAAACCATTCACATAATAAAACCGGTTTTTGGGTAGGATGCAACCTCGATTTGTTTTCGTCGGGCTCCTTTTCCGTTCCAAATATCCCCGACCATCTACACCTTACTATTTCCCGTCTATGTTTGTTTTTGCTCCAACAAATTTCAAAACAACTGCCAATTTGTTTATCAAATCGTTCTATTTGCTCTAAGTCGTCCCCTTCGTTGCTTCTCTTGTCCCATACGAACAAACTTCCACCATCGGGCAACTTTTTGAAATAATAATCCGCTCCCCATAAGAATATTTCTCTGCAATCCTTGAAAAAATCCAACAGAAATGTAGGATCAAAAGCAACATTATCTCCTATCACTTTGTCATATTTTGTGCCTTGCCCTTTACACCTTTTTTCCCTATAAAACTTCAATTTACTTTTAACTCCGCTCCAATCCGTATCTAAATTTATCCCATAAGGCGGATCAGTAAAAACCATATCCGCCTTCTTCCCGTCCATCAGCCTTTCCACATCCTCCTTCTTCGTGCTGTCGCCGCATAAAAGCCGATGGCCTCCGAGGATATACAGGTCGCCGGGCTTGGTTGTCGCTTTCTTCGGCGGCTCGGGAACTTCATTGTCTTTATCAGTATCGGGCGCATAGTTGGAAATCAACTCGTCAAGTCCTTCAGGCAGTTTCAAGTCGATGGAATAGTCGTCAAGGTTTATCTCATCCTTTATCGGATAGATCAGTTCTGCCAAGCGGTCGTCGTCATACCATCCCACCCGGTCGTTGTCAGAAAGCGAAATTTCAATCATTTCCGCTTTTGACTTCGGCTTAACTACCGACACCCAGACTTCTTTGTAGCCGAGTTCCTGCAGTGCTCGCAGGCGCATGTTCCCGCCTATAACCATGCCATCCGGAGTTATGATTAAAGGCTTGTAAACACCGAATTTTTGGATTTGCCTTTTAAGGCGCTCGAAATCCTTTTTCATTATGCTTCTGGGATTTTCTTCCCAGAGTTTCAATTTTTCAATGGGCCAGATTTCGCTTAACTTCGTAGTTCGCATTGCTTCCATGGCAGTTTCTCCGGTATGCTCGCCAACCTTTCCTCGGCTATTTTGCAGTATTCAGGATTGATTTCTATGCCAATGTAATTTCGTCCCAACTTTTTGGCAACCACGCAAGTCGTTCCGCTTCCGACAAACGGGTCGAGAACGACTCCCCCTCCTGGACATCCTGCCTTTATCATCGGCTCTATCAGTTTTTCAGGGAAAGTTGCGAAATGCTTTCCTCTCACTTCCTTCGGCGCAGGACAAGTTACAATCGCCCATAAATCGCCTGGGGCATTGACTTTGTCATTGAAATTTGATATGTTTATTATATGAGGAAAATTTGTAAAATTTGTAGGAAGACCGCTGTTTGTCGCTCTCTTTGTAGTGGACATTACCATAAACTTCTTAGATATGGAACTACAGATGACATCCGCCGAGCAAAGCATACCCTCAACGAAGAATACTTTAGCAAATTTACTTCTCATTCTGCTTATATCTTGGGCCTGCTTTTGACTGATGGTTGTATTATGAAAAGAGGAAAGTCTTATACCATCAGATTTGCTTCTAAAGATATTGAGTTGGTTGATTACATCAAAAGGCAGTGGCAGTCCACTCACCCAATTCATCAAGATAAGAAATGGGGTGTTTATAATTTTAGTGTTTATAGTAAAAAATTGGCTATTAGTCTTATCCAACGAGGCATCGCTATTAGAAAAACTTTCACTGCGAAATATCCACCTATTCCTTCCGAATTCAATGCTGATTTCATTAGGGGATTGTTTGATGGTGATGGTGGCGTATGGGTTTCCTCTAATAGAAATAAGATTAGGTTGTATTGGTCTGGCACTCAAGAGCTCCTCTCTAAAGTTTCGGAAATTCTTGCTTCCTCTTGTGGCATTCGTTTCATCCATCCTCGCCGACATAGTAAAAGAACTATTTATGAGCTTATTTACTATAAAAGAGACGAAATTAGAAAAATTTTTAAATTTCTCTATCCCCAAGATTATTGTATGTGTCTCCACCGCAAATATAGGAAAATCGCTAACTTCTTCAACCGATAGTATGTCCCCGGGATTTTTGCCTAACTCGTGAAATTCTTTATGAGAAGTATACAAGTTTAAAGATGATGGTTTAATTATTCCAGCTGGCTGTTGCTTTTTATAAATTCTCCCGCCAGTAATTGGGTTATCACGATAATTAAACTTTGCTCTTACTTGAGGGTATTGCGTATCATATCCGAACTCTCTTTCCCTGACTATTCCATAGGGTCTATTTTCAAAAGTTTTTGGGGGAACCCTTACCGCATCCAAGTCGAAATAATACTTCCGACTTTTTACCAAAAAGAAAACTGGTTCATAAGCGTTGGTAAACCTGTCCTTCACCGAAGACGGCATGTGGTTCGGCTTATGCCATATGATGACGTTGCGTAAGAGCCATCCTTGCTCAAGGATCATTCTGAAAATCAGTTGCCAATTTTGCAAAGCAAGGCACTTTTGGGGGATTGATTGGCTTTTAGGCGTGGGCTTGTTTTCGCTGTTTCCTTGCCTGTGCCTAATACCCAATCGCTTATAAAGACCATCGCCTCTTTTCCCCCAATCTTCAACACTTTGAGCAAAGGGTTCCGCTCGGCTTAAGAATTCTTTTTAATTCGGCGGTTACTTTCAAAAGTTTTTCAAGATATTCTTCCAAAGTGTTCTCCAGTCCAATCTGGCCTTCAACCCCGTAGTCACGCAGTCCCCAAAATGGGGGGCTGGTTACAATGCAGTCCACGCTTTCATCCGGCATTTTCCTCAACACTTCCAGGACATCTTCACAGATTATCTTGTTCAAAAACTTTTCATCCATCTATCGACCCCATAAAAGGACTCTCTTCCCACGGGCAGAATATTGCTTTCAGTTCCTTCGCCTTCTTCTCGGCGTATGCGTTCGCCGCCTTCAGGGAATGGAACCTTTTCAATTCCCTGTGCGACTTGTAAGTTCCCGTTTCGGTGTCCACGACGTCGAAGTCGACGAAATACCTTCTGCCCGCATAGGACAGCGGGTCGCCAATGACTGTCACGTATCTCGCAAGGCGTGGCATTTCAAGTTTCACTTCGGATGTTAAAAATATACCGATATGTGTTCCCCCTGACCATTGCGACAAAACCATAGTTGTCGGGATTGTCAGAGAGTTCATTCATTAAAGCATTTCCGAATTTTGCGTTTTCGGAAACGAGAATATATTTGCCTGCTTCATCGGAGAAAAGTTCGCGATACTCTTTCGGCGCTTTGTCAAAGGGATATATTACGGCTTTCGTTTCTTCGTTTTTCGGTTTTCGAGCCATAGATTTATTCCTTCTCTTTTTGCCACCACCAAAGTTTTTCGATGGCAAGTTCGAGAAAACTTTTTACAAGGCATTCCCCGTCACCCCAGAAACGGCAAAGAGACAAAGCGCTTAAATTTATAGTGCTCCAACATCCGAAATAGGAATATCCTCTTGTTGGAATGGCGTGTTCAACTATCCCATCTTTGCAAACGTCTCGGAAAATGGGACAGAAGTATTCTTTCCCCTTAATGTCCTTTGCAGTCTTTTTTCTCATTTTTTATCTCTCTCATCCTGAAATGCTTGCAAATTATGCAGTTCATCACCGCCAGCCGAAGGTCTGCGAAATCCCTCGGGCCGTTGATGCGGCAAGGGGTCGGCACGCCCTCGAGCCGGATTACCGGGTCGCTGCATGTTTTTCTTTCGCACCAGATTTCAGCTTTGATTTTCTGATTCGCTCTCATGCCAAACCCTTTCTCTTATACTCTTAAAGTGCACCAAGTCGTAAAACAGTCTCGAAGTTAACGCTCCGCTTAACCCGCTGTGTCCCTGGATGTTAAACATCCTAACCAATTCCATTGTCGCATGGTAGAGAAGTTTGCTATATTCGTTTGCATCTTTCCCGAAATAAAGGTGATGCGCTTCTTTCTCAGCAAAATCTACCAGATTGCTTCTCTTGTCCGCTGCCAGCCATAATCCGACCCTTATCATCAGGTATCCGAACCACTCTTTGAAACCGCAATGCCTTATATATCTCGTGCGAAACATTTTTATCCCCCTTGCTTCCTATCAATACAGGTTTTTATATCAAGAAAGGCAATGGTAATTTTTGCAATCCCCGTGCCTTTCAACATCTTCAAAAGTTTCTCTACGGTTTTTCTATGATCAGTCGGGCAAGAAGCAATAAATTCGTTTACTTTATAATAGGAAATAATTTCAACTTCTACTCCTTCGTCGAAAATGTATCTGACATAATCAGCCCTTTCTCTTTTATAATTTGGACTGCATATCTTTTCCACCAATTGCACCGACCTCCTCTATCAAACTTTTCCGAAAACTTGTTGAATGCCTGCATTTCGAACTATGGCAGTAGAAAAACAATAAGCAAAAACCACCCAATCGCCAAAACAATCGCAATAAACAATATAACCCAGTCAAGTAATGTTTCTCCTCGTTTCATCGGTTTTCGCTCCCTTTTCTGCTCTGTATCCATTCGTAAAACTTTCCCGCCATCTCGGGGCTGATCCTTCCCAGAATGAACTGGTGCGCTTCGGTTCTTCCGTAAAGAAGTCCTCGCTTGAATTCGGCGGTTTCATCCATTTTCGCAAGAGCCGTAAAGATTCCGACTCCGTTGATAAGCAATTGCAGAATGCTCGAAAGAACCAGCGTCACCCCAATCACCGCCAGCCAGTTAACTTTCTCATACCACCTCAATTCGCTTCTGAAGTCATACACGCCTTATCACCCCCTTTCGCTTAAAACCCTATTAGCGCAAAGATTTTGCGTTTATAGCGATTTTCTGTTTCTTTTGAGGTTTTCCCTTAACTTTCACTAAAACACTTAAAATACCCCCAAAATCTTTGGCTAATAAGATTTTATAATCCAGCAGAGACTGCATTTGGTCCTTTGTCATTAGAATGGCACCTCTTCGAGTTTGAGATTTTCCTGTTCTTTTTCAAAAATATCATCCCATTCCTTTCTTAACACGTGTTTTTTATTTCTCCACTTATCATCCCAGACTGGGATTTCTTTCTCACGATAGGCCCCGGCTTCGCAAGTGCAGCGAAAGACATAGCTGGTCCAATAGGACATTTCCTCCCAATCGCCGTTTTTTTTGCAGGTTGAGACATATCCGGTTCCTTCGCATTTAGGACAATTGACTTTAGGAATTTCCCTTTCTGGTAGGAAAAATCGTGAAACTTCTTGTAGGACAGATTTTATTCGAGCAATAGTCGGAAAGTGTTCTTCTGTCTCAAGTATTTGTCGGCAAGTGCGTTCCCAGACAAGGTTTGGAACGTTTTTGAATTCTTCCCACAGAAGTTCCGCTTTGTTTTCGTAATATTCCCCGTCTATCTTTAGTCCAAAGTTCTTGGCTAACTTACTGAGTTGTGTTGCAAAGCAAGTCTCGTCCATTTCCCCATGCCTCCTTTCAGCCATTCCCACGGCTTGACAGAATTTATTTTTCCAGCGTTTCGATAAATTTCTTTCTCTATCTCAGCCGCCGTCCACCCGTTCTTTAAGGCATTCTCCATCTGAAAGACATACTGCTTCAGTTGGTTAGGATAAGCCCGAAAGAATTCTTTGTTCTGACTTTCTAAAAGATTAATTAAAAAAGAGAGAGAGGGAGAGGTACCAAACGAGCCGTTAGGCGAGTTTGCTTCTTTTTCTTTCTCTTTATATATTTCTCTTTCTTTTTCTTCTTCTTTTTCTTTTTCTTTTTCTTTATTCTTATTCTTATTCTTATTCTGGGAACTCCCTTTGGAGTTCTCTGGGAACTCCTTTGGAACTCCTTTGGAACTCCCAAGGAACTCCTTTGGAACTCCCTCTTCTTCATACCAATTGTGAAGTTCCCAAAAATTGTCTATATAATAACAAAAATCATCAGCTCGGACATGAGGGAAAACTTCCATAATTCGCTTAATGTCTGCATTGAAACATTGCTCATCATGAGCATAGTTGATCTTGTTCTGAATAAACCTGAAATTTTTTGGTATTTTATTACCAGTTATCCCGGCTAAAACAAGCATCTTAAGATAGAGAAGCTGCTGGCTTTCGTTTAGTTGGTAAAGAAATCGGTCATCTTCCTCAAAGAGGCGAAGGAAAAGTTTGATGAATACAACTTTCCGATATGGCATTAAGTCACCCCCTTTTGCTCCTAAAAATTAAAGAGGGGCAAAGGAACTGCTTCCACCCCTCTTTTCGGAACAATTTCTGGTTCTTTTATTTCGACAGGTCTCGGGACCGAGTCGGCATCGATAATGTCCCTTTCCTTGAGAAACAGCCCGTCCAGCCACTTTCCGACCCCATGATTTATTACCCACTGCCAATACTTGAAGTTGCGATATATCGGAACGACCATGGTCTTGTAAGACCTGCCGTCCTCACCCTTGAAGAATATGTGAAAATAACTTCCTTCCCGCTTCGATTTCTTGAGCTCGGTTATCTTTATAACTTTGGCTCTCATCGTTATGACTATGACTTTAGTTTTTGAATTTTTACTTGCTGATAAGTTTTTTTCTCGGCATATTGCTCTTTGATTTCTTTCGGAACGTTATAGTTCGTGCGCTCGACTTCCTTGACTGTAATAACCCACCTATCCACAATGACTTGACTGTGCCCTTTTATCATTTCCTTAATCTGCGAATTGATCGCTTCATATTCTTCCGTAAAAGGAATTAATGCTTCTCGGCGCTCAAGCAGATTTCGCAGTTCTGGAAGGTCAAGAATTTCTGCCCCCTTAAACTGCATGTCGGGACAGCAGATATGAAGAAATTCGCAGTTTCCACATATTTTCTCGTCGTATTCTATCGGTGGGGGGACAGTTCCTTCTGCCACATGCCTGTTAATGCGCTCCGCTTTCTGAATGATATTTTTTTCGGCATAGTCCAGCACAAAATCATTCAGCGGGATCCAGATGTCGTTTTCTTTCGGAAGACCAGTAACTTTGTTTATCGGATAGAATAAGCCCCATTCTTTGTTGTCCATGAGCATGTAGCAGATAAGTTGAGTCGCATATTTTCGCATGTAGACCGGTAGGTCGTCAGAAAACAAATCTTCCCAGCAGTTTATGATATTGAAATTGTTCGGAGAAAGCCCTTTGACTTCGACCGGATAATATCCGCTTCCGTTCTTTGAGATTTTGGCATCAACCTTTCCTGTGATATTATATGCCGGCCAAGAGAACGGCCTCTGCAATTCAGTGACTGTAAATCCCGCTTTCTTAAGCCATTCCAACGCCTGCTCTTCAATGCGACTCCCTTGTTCGAACAAGATCTGCATTTTCCCATCGTGCGCTTTCGCTTCCTGCCAGCGAGTTCTCCAGAATACCAACTTTCTTTCACAAGGATCGCCAAGCATTGAAGCCCGATTGGAATTGCAGGGATAGACCTGAACCTCTCTTTCTGCTGCTTCTAAAACCTTCTTTCCGACTTCAAACATTTTATTTCCCTCCCTTCCCCGGTTGGGCTTCAATCCAGTCAAGCAGAATTGATAGTTCGTTGTTCGTCAATTCTTTCGTTGACGATTTCTTGAATCGCTTTTCCATCTCTTCTTTCAAGGCCAGTTCAGTCACTCCTTTGGCCATCTGCCGGGCGAATAAAAGCCGTCTCTGCGCTTCAGAAATAAATTTCCCATTGCCATTTTTGGGCTTTGCGGTCTTATATTCGACTATTCCTATTCTTGAGACATCAATTCCTGCTTGCTGAAGCTGTTCCCAGGATAAGTTTCTCAATCCCAAAAGCGAAGTTATCGCTCGCACTATCATGTTCGAATGAGCCGATTTGCGAATATTTGTTTCGTCTATTTCGGAAAGAGGAAGATAATACACATTGCCGTTTGCATCTTTAGATAATAAACATTGCCGTTAGTATCTTTTCTTTGGGCGAAAAATTGGTCCCGACTTGAGCACGTTCCTTCGGTCTCTATCGTATGCCCATCCGGCGTGCTTGCTTTACAAGAATAGACATAGAAGTAATACTCCCCCTTGTCATCGTGTCCGACAAACTTTTCCGCTTTCGTGTCGTAAATTCTTACCCGGAAAAGATTCGCTATCTTTTCCGCTCCAGAAGCGCAAAGGTATGGCCTTGACTTTTCCCCGAATCCTTGTTTCACCCAGTCAAAATGATTGGTCACTCTTAAGGCAGTCGTTATGATCTTCTTTACCGCCTCAACTCTCTTTTCCGCCTCATCCGCTAAAACGACAATATCTTCTCGCTCAATCGGCGCCTCGTCTTTATCTTTCGGAGCAACAATGATTTCTTCCTCCGGCACGATAATTTGTTCATTCATTTTTATCATCCTCCTTTTCTTAATTTCTCGAAACAATTCCAACAAACATATTCCGTCCATCCGGCCTTTTTATGGACAGAATTGACTTTCTTACCGCATACCGGGCAGGTATATCTTTTATCTCCCCCGCTTGCGTTTGCCTTATCATTTCGAGATAGTCCAGAAGCCCCTTCATCTTGCCGGAATAAAGTATCACTCTTTCCAATGACTGTTCACCTCCTTAAGACCAAAAGGGCGCCGGTGGGAAGCTGGCACAAAGCATAAAGCCAACCCGACGCCCTTTTTGTCTTCAGAAAATAAAGAAGCTTTGTTTTTCATCCCGCTTCCCTTAGGCATCGTCTTACCTCCTTACTTGACTAACTCGACCTTTCATGCTAAAATCTTTCTGACTAACTTAAAGAAAAATAAAAAAGCCCCGATTTCTCGGAGCCCTTTTGGTAAAATTCGACTATTTCGATTCTAAATAACAGCAGATATATTATGCGACATTCGGCTCCGAAAAAAATTAAACGTGTCTTTTCTTTAAGTTATGTCAAAGTTCTTTACAACCTATCAGTTGTATTTTGCTCTATTTTACAACCCCCCTTGCTAATTTGTCAAGAGGGAATTTGCATTTTTTTTATCGGCGCATAATCCCCGAAATTTCAGGCGATTCAGAAGAACGCTCTCCCCAATCCCTTGACTGACAAGCAAAAAATCTATGTCGCTTTTTTAATTTTTACCTTTCCCCCGAAAATCAAGGCATTCAGAAGAGCTAAAAATCCCCCTTGACATTATCGGACGCTCTGGTATAATATTACCAGTATGATATTCGCAGAAAGTTTCATTAAACGGGTGCTTGACAATATGAGGCAACTCTTGCCGCTGATGAGAAAGAAGTTAAAGTGGTCACAAACTGAAACGTCCTTGCGATGCGGTATAAGTTCTGCTACTATATCAAAGTTCGAAGAGGGGCATCTGAAAGATATGCGACTGACTACTTTCTTAAAACTTTGCATCCTGTTTGGCATAAGTCCGAACGAAATGCTCTGCTGGTATAATTCTCTTCCTCAACCAGAACCAGAGGAACGGCTCGCCCCATACTTTCTGACAAATAATTTCGCACCTATGATAGCTTCTCCAAGAAATCATTCGCAGGAGACACTATGGTCAGACCAAGAATTAAAATAATTCCGAAAAACGTTTTATACAAAGAATACTGGCATAACTTTCTTTCTATCAGAAAGATTGCGAAACTTTATAAAGTCAGCCCAGACACCGTCAACCGCCTTTTGGCAGAATACGACATCCCGGTCAGAAATAAATGGTTTTCCCCTACCCCAAGTAAGAGAAAAAGGAGGTGAAATATGAAAAAGATTTGCGCTTTATTCCTAACTCTCGCTATGTTCCAACTTTCCGCTTTCGCTCTAACAGAAAAGGAAATTGAATATAAATAGCTTATAATCCATAATTTCTATAGATTATGGAATAAGTTGGACTTGGTCACAACCTACAAGTCAGGGACGACTGTTTCTTGGACGGAAAGTTTCGGAGTGGGAAAACTTAAGGCAGAAACAGAATATGGCAAAATTGCCGATTGGTATATCACTAAAGGTGGCGAAAAAATATCAGAGATTGAATTTCTAAATACTATCGGAAGAACTGACGAAGCAAAGCAGATTGAAGATAGTTTAACTTGGAATAGATATACCATGATCTTCGGAACAGCAGTAGTAATCGTAGCAGCGATAACTGGGGCTAATAAAATGGAATTAGATAAGAAATACGTGCCTAATACAGAAACAATTATTGCTCTTTTGGGTGCGATATTATGCTATGCGTCGGTGCCCCCAAAACATTATTTGAAATACAGCGAAGCTGGGCACCAAATTGACCTTTATAACCATCAATTAGCCGAGAAGTTAGGACTGGGGAATCAAGAATAAATAGCTTATAATCCATAATTTCTATAGATTATGAGCTATCGGAAGGTTGTGTCTCTTTATCTATTTCGTTTAAGAGAGAAACAACCTCGTCAAGAGAATAAACTATCTTTCCTATTCCCCCAGCATCCCTCCAGTTAGCAATAAAATTCTCTTGAACGACTGTGGGTTTGTTTCCTTTGACCTTTACTTCCAATGCCAGCGCTTTCCCTTTATAGACCCCTAAAATATCCGCCACTCCCTCTTTGTTTTGCGGTATCCAGCGGTCGTTAAACTTCAACCCGCCAGCATAAAACTTTATCGCCACACCGCCTTTTAGGCGTATGTAGTCCTTAATTGCCTTTTGTAAGTCCTTTTCTTTCACTGACTACTGCGGCGCTTTATTTACTTTATCCCCTTGAGAATCGCCACAACATCTATGGCAGTTTCACACCCTACCCATGATAGAATCAAGCCCACCAGCCAAGTGATAACATTATCGGGAACTCCGTAGGACTTGAGAACCAGAATCAGGATAACTCCCGCTACCGTCAATAGGAACTTTCGTGAAGTCAGGCGTGCGAAAAAATTGTTAAGCATATCGTCTCACCTCCTTTATTTTAAATCATTTAAAGAATGCTTTTTGAGGCATTCCCGGAAGTGGATTACGGCTTCAAGAATGAAGTAAATCTGGCGCCGCAAAATGACGGCATTTTCCCCGAGTTCCGCTTCGCAGGACTCGAGCGCCTGCAGAAACTCGAGGCTCTTGTCGTGCAGGTCGCCGAACAGCGGATGCTCCGTTATCGGAGTTCCTTGGCTTACCCAGTCGTATACCGGCATACTTACCCCCTCAACTGGCCAAAAAAGTTCTCCATGTAGGCCAGAAACAAATAGGCCAAGGCCAGAAACCCTATTACCGCCAAAATGTTAACCATCTCTTAACCCACCCTAAAATCGTCCCCAAGGGCATAAATTTGCGCCCTGCGAGGCGATTAGGCCTTCCCAAGTATCAACCCCTTGACCCATCCCAAAAACCTCTCCCAGAGCGATTTTCTTGCGTCCTGTGAGGCAACTATATCTTCCCTGACTAATTCTCTATATTTGTCTTCCGCATCCCTCGTGGGCGGATTGTCGGGCTCGGGTGGCCTTGCGGGATACAGTTCTTCGGGCTTTATGTCCAGCATGCTGGACTTTTTGACCGCAAAGAGCCGATAGCTCAGGCTTTATGTCCAGCATGCTGGACTTTTCAAGTCCTATGCTGGACTTTTTTATCGCAAAGAGCCGATAGCTAACTATCTTATAGGAATTAGGCTTGACTTTTCCGTCAAGCGGGTCCATCGCTTCTTTAGTCTCTATGTTGTAAAGAAAAAAATGCTGGTCATATCCTTGTTCTTTATAATGGTCGGTTTCGCACACGACCCACGGACTGCCGTTCTTTTTGCAGAATTCTTTCGCAAGGTTTAAGGAATTGGTCTTCCCCTTGAAGCGAAGGTTGAGAACCCTTGCGGCTACGTCTGACAAAAGCAGTCCCTTGCTGTCAAAGGCGTTTCCCGCATTCAACGCTTCCAAAGTTATATTCGGTTCTTGCTCCATCAGACTGCTTAAGGCAACCACGAAACAGCCGTATTTCCCCATCGTGCAATTCGTCTTCCCGATAGTCAAGTCCTTCCACCTTTCGTCTTTCTGGCTGAACGGCTTCATTCAAGCCTCCTGCTCTGCAAAAGTTCGTAGAGCCTGTCAAGTCGGGCCCGGATGTAAGACACGTCTTCCCGAAGGGCATCGACCCTTTCACGGGAAGCGTATCTCGATTCGCACTCTGCCATGATTTTTTGCGGGAGCGAATACCAGCTGGCGACAATCGCCCCGATAATGCACATAAGCCAAATCAAGTCCTTGAGCGAAATCTCGATCCCTCCGTTGAACTTCACCATAGTCATTTCCCTTTCCTCGCTAATTCCAGAAATTTCCTATACCTTCTGACCCCGTCCTCGGCAATGTCGGTCCGATACCCGCCGCCCGGGACTTTCACCCTTTTCGCTTTCGCCATCAAGTCCTGTATCAGCCTCGGTATGTTCATCTTCCACGAAGTCACTTCCATGACTATCCCGTCCGTCCCCGCCATCTTGAAAGTGTCGTTTTCGTAAACCACGTCTTGGGGATAGAACCCTTCTTCCAAGGGAAACTCCAATTCTATTCCCTTGGTTTGTTCGTATATCTTCTGATTGAACTCTTCGTTCTCGGCTTCGAAAGGATAAGGCGGAATCCAGATTCTCAAGGCGCCGCCGAACCCTTTCTTCCAGTCGATTTTCCTTATCGTTCCTTTGGCTATTCCTTCGATGAACTCCCCCACTCCCATCGGAAGTATTTCGAACATGGCCAACGCCGCCGACCATCCGAACCGACAAGTCGGCTCAAGCACGTATGGCTTCCCGTCTTCGGACACGATGACGTTCAAGTCGAGCGGTCCCGTCCAGTCCCCCAACCCCGATATAAGCTTCTTTATCGTATTCCGATAGATAAAGTCGTTTGTCTCTCCGCCCCAAACGATGCTCGAAGAACAACCGGTATTTGGCCCAAGGTCGCCGTTCAGAAGTTTTTTCGTCTCTAACGTATGATTGACTGGCAGTATCGGCTCTCCCTTGCTCAAGAACAGTTCAGTCGATATTTCCAGCCCCAAGAACAGTTCAGTCGATATTTCCAGCCCCTCGATAAATTCCTGAATTATCAGCCCCTTTTTCGTGATATTGTGCTCTTTCATATATGCGAGTTCGTTGGCCAACTGCTCCGCCCCTTCCACGATGGCGGTAGTCATGCACGACTGGTTGCCGTTCGGCTTTATCACCCACTTGCCTTCGGCCCCTTTCGCCCAGTCAATCGCCTCGTCCACATGGTCGAAACTGAACGTCTCCGGGATTTCGATTCCGTGTCTCACGAACGTTTCCATCGAGAATTCCCTGTCGAGCTCGAGATTGTCCATGAATTCCCCGGCGCCGAATACGACATAGCCCGCTTCCTTCAACTCGTCGGCCAGCTTCCCCTGCCCAACCATGTCGAATACGCATATGACTCCTTCCTCAAGCCCTTCTTCGAAATGCTCGACCTTGTCGACAATGCCGTCATACTGAACGGCGTAGCGCTTGTCCCAATACCAGATTCTGACCTCGTGCCCTTCCTGCATGAGCCGCCAGGCAAGCCCGTTCCCATCCCCGCTTTTCGAAAACACCAGGAACTTCATTCTTTGCCCTCCAACGATTCGCAGTATTCAATGTCCCAATACCAGATCTTGACCTCGTGCCCTTCCTGCATAAGCCGCCAAACAAGTCCGTTCCCATCCCCGCCTTTCGAAAATACCAGGAACTTCATCTCTTGCCCTCCAACGATTCGCAGTATTCAAGCCAGTCAATTCCCATCAAGTCGGCCATGAGTCGCTCGACGGTTTCCGCCGTGAAATGCATCTCCCGATAAGGACATTTCGGGTCTTCTCCCGGCTCATCCTTGTCCGAACCTTTGTCAAAGTCGTCGATGACACTGTCTGGAATGCCGAGGTTTTTGCACAACGCCTTTTCGACCAACTCGTGTATCGCAAGCAGGAACTCCTTTTGAGGCACCGTCCTTTTCGTAATAGTCACCAGAAGTGTTATAGCGAAGTTCTTTCCTATCCTTGGTTTCGACATCAATTCTCAACATCGGTTGACAACCTCGGCAAATGTATGTTATTATTGCTGGCTATGCTCGCTAAAGCATTAAAAACCATATTTGCCATTTCCCTTTTGTGTTTCTCTTCCTATTTAGCGGCACTATTTATAATTGAGATTCTTCTTCTATCCTTCAAAATCCCTTATTATGGAGAAATCTTATCCGACTTATGTGCCAATACTTCTCCCCCCAATATGCTGTCTTTCATGTTTGTCTGGTCTATAATCGGAATAATCATGCTCGTCTCTATTTATTCCCTTACTTTCGTTCTTATGGTTACATTCTGGTTTCTACTTAAAAAACTCTTCAACTTTGATTTTCTTTCCTAATCGTTCGATTCTTCCTCTTCTCCTTCTTCTTCCTCTTCTTCTATCTCGAGGTCTCGTTTCCGTCTGACTTCTTCCCTTAAAAGCAGTCCTCTTTCCCTTGCTTTCTTTATCACTTCCTCTGACGGCCTTGCCTTGACTAATCCTCTCAAAAGTTCTATCCGATTCTGAATTGCTTTTTTCAGGTCGTCCGTCTTGCTTTTTATTTCCGCTTGGGACAAATTCGGGTCATTAGAAATAATCCTTATTCTTGCTTTCAATTGCCTAATCTCATTCTGCAGTTCCTCAATTTTCTGAATATATTCGTTCACTCCCCCAGAATAAATGGAAATAGCAATGTTTCTCATTATCGCTTGTGGAAGCGTCCTTTGTCTTAAAATGGGATAACCATACATTTCTCCTCTTGCCGAACGATAGAGACGTTCAATGTCAGTAACAAGGGTGGGAAGAAGTGCCTTAGCGACATACCACATCACTTTTATGTTCTTTTCCTGAGTAGTATCTTTCTTGGGATCGTAAATCGGTTTCCCAAAATATGGATCATAATTGGCTAATGTCGCTCCAAATACTCCGGGAATGCCGCTGGGAAGTCCCAATTGTGCGTATTGTTTGGGCTCGAGGAACAACCACTTCCAGTCGGACCCAAAAGGCATCGTGTATCCAAGATTGAGATACTGCGGGTCGCCGTTCTTATCCAGTCCCAGGAAAACAACCCAGTCGCTCTTTTCGAGATATTTAGGCTTCATAGCCTCTACTTGCTCCTTGGTCAGGTTGTGCTTGTAGGCAGCAAGGGAAGATATTGCAGCCGCAAGCAGAAGCCACTTGATCATCTTCCATGGTCTGGCCAAAGTAGTCTCAACCACTCTTGGCGCCTGCAACCAATAGAACGAAAGGAATGGTGCGAACCAACCCCCGACAGCTCCTTTTCGAAGCGCTTCGGCAAAATCGCCTACAAACCGATAGTCGAGCTCGATTTTATTTCCCCAATAGACCGCCTCCGCCGGAGTTGCCCCGTGTGCCCTCGCCCACTTATACGCATACAATCGTCCGATATGGTCAATGCTTCCATACCATCTGGCCGCTTCTTTTCCTTTTCTGCTGACTTCAAGAATCTTGTCCCAAAGCTGTATCGGGTTCTCACTCTCTTGAATGAATTTGTCTATGAAAGACGGCTCGAGTTCTATTGAATAGTAGTCCGACCCGAATTGCCCGTTGTTCCTCGCCTCGATATACTCCCCGGTTTTTGTTATGTATTCTTTTAACGCTTCTTTGTATAACTTGAAGTTGGAAGTTGTTTTGCCGGTTATGGCGTGTCTGAAAGGAATAATGCTCCAAACCGGCATGCCGTGCATATCGGTCTGAATATAGTTTCCTGAAACGGCGTTTCTTATGGAAGTTCCGACTCCGAACGGGACTTTCATAATCTTATACCAGCTCAAAAGTTCCCCCAACGTGGTTTCTAACGGTCCTTTCTTGCTTTGAAAATATACTTTCAAATCCTCGAAAACCGCCGGGTGAACGTATCCTTCGTTTAGCGGGCCAAGTCGAACATCTCTTGTCTGATGCGGTGGCAAAAGACGGGAAACGGGGATAAAATCGTTGTCTCTGGCATATTGCGTATAGGTCTTGGAGAAAAGCTGTGGGCTGTGATAAATGGCGTCAAGATAAGTCATGGTCGCCCATTGGTTGGCAAGGTCTCTTGCCGTTTTGTCCATCATGGCGTCGCCCAAATAAACCCAGCCATGGGCCACTTTCTCTTCCCTGCCGAGTTTTTTCAGTTCTTCAATGCTTTTCGGAATGAATTCTTCGGCCGTTTCTGCCTCGGTAAATTTTAATTGAAGCTGCCTGTAAAACTCGGGACTTCTTGCGGCTGGTTCCTTCCCCATCAGTTTCAATTGTTCTGCGGTAGGTGGGGCAAGATAGTCCATAAGAGCGTCGATCTCTTCTGGTTCCCAGCCACGATTAAGCAAGGCAACTTTTCCCCAATCCTCGTCGGTCATCTTTCTCTGGAACATCGACTGCGATATTCTTTCCAAACTCCTTGGCGTGCTCGGAGTGATCCTTCTTTCCCCTTTTATGTCCTTAAGGTAAAATGTGCGGGCGTATCGCCCCACGTTGCGTTCCACAATTTCGTCTGTCAACTTTACTTCTTCTGGCCGAATTGCCCTTTCTTCCGCCCATTCCTTGAACAGATTGCTGATTTCCTTTCCAAACCTCGCCATCTCCACGTCCCATGCCTTGACTATCGGAGCGAACCTTTCCTCAACGGGAATGTATTTGTTTATCATCAATCCAACTTCCGCTTTAGTTTGTGGAGATAATTTCTTAATGGGGTTGACATATGTTTCTTTCAATCTTTGATAAGTGGCGTCGGCAATGCGATATTTCTCTCTCAAAAGATTGAAAGCCGCATATGGTCTCTGCCCAAGAGGAGTCAGACGACGAATACCCGGGATTTTGGCAGAAAACTTGTAGATGCCGCTTAAGGCATCCATAACCATCTTGCTGTATGGATTCTGATGTTCGAGAGTTGGCGGACGCCAGTCGGCCGCTTCGGGTTGCGGCCTCATCAGGGGCGGCGCCTTCTCTGCCGCTTCGAGAACTTCTCTTTGATACGCTTCAAAACCCGGACCCGGTCCGGTCAATTCCGGCAGTCTTATTTCCTTTGGCGGCCCGCTTGTGGGAAGTATGCCAAGCGGTGCACCCGCTCTTTCTATCTCCCTTGCTCTTTCTGCGCCAGCTTCCAAAATGTCTGGAGGCCCTTTAATCCCTTTGGTAGCAAAATATCTGGCTTAAGTTCAATAGGGTCAAATAATTTTGGTTCTTGAGATTTAATAATCTCTAAAACCTCTTTCCCCCACATATCTGGACCAAGCCATTCTCTTTGCCCTTTTAATGTATCTCTCCCTCCCAAAAAAGTCATTTCTCCCCGATATTTATTGTCAAAAGAAATACTAAATTCGTCGGTTAAGTTTTCTATTTCTTCTTTTGTAAAATTGGTTTTTCCTTTTTTCAATTTATCTATTGCCGACAATAATGCCTCTTTATTCCTTGCGAAAATCGGTTCAAATTTTTCTCTATACGACTTCGATGGTTTGAGTTTAGGAGAAACTGCTTCAGATGGAACAACCGCTAAAGGTTCAAGTTCGGGAGGGATTTCAGGCGGGGCAGTTTCGGCTTTAGGGACAGGCGGGGCAACTTCAGCCTTTTCGGCTTTGGGAATGCGTTCGGATACAGCCTCGGGTTTCGCAACCGATACTGGCGGACTGACTGGCGGAACTTCTTCAGGATAGAGAGCCTTTCTCCTTGTTTCATATCTTTCTAACGCCTCCTTTGCCGTAATTATATCAGGATCATCATCGGGAATACCAAGTTCTTTCTGACTTCTCAAAACATCCTGATAGAACCTTACCTCATCAGGGGTTAGGACTGGGAACTTCTTATCGAGATCCCTTAATTCCTCAAGCCGATTGACATGCTGTCCAGTTTCGATAAGAAAATCAATGTCAGGCGGATATCTTTCTCCTGAATAGTGAACGAATCCTTTTTCCAACCTGTCTCTGGCTACCGCATACTTTTTCCATTTCGCAGGCCTGAAACCCGGAAATTCCTTCGGCAACGTGCCTTGAGCAAGCTCCCCATCAATTCTTTTGACTTCTTCTTCTACCATTTGCCTTGCCTTAGGAGAAAGGTCAGACAGAATACCTTCTATCAGTCTCTTACTCTTAGCGATATTTGACTCCGCTTTCTCGCCGACTCTGCTTTCTCACCAAATCCTATGCCTTTTATCCCTTTCAGCAATACTTCGGGCGGTGGAACGGGTTTTGTCGGAACGACGGGTTTAGTCGGTTTTGCCACTTTAGCTGCAGGAGCAACAACTTCAGGAACAACCTCGGCAGGTTTCGCAGGCGCAGCTGCAGAAGCAGGCAATGCGGGAACTGCGATTTCTTTCGCTGCTGGTAAAGAGTATATCGGCGGCTCGAATATAACTTCTTCCCACACGACCGGCGGGGTTATTCTTCTGACAATTTCGTGATACGCTGCCGCTATTTCCGCAAATTTTCTCGTCGCTTCTTCTTTCGGAAGATCAGAAACGTCAGGATGATACCTTTTCGCCAATTCCCTGAATCTTGCGTTTACTTCATCAAGCGAAGCATCTTTAGGAACTCCTAATGTCTTATATGGGGCGGTAATAGCTTTGTATATCTCTCTGAAGGAAAGAGCACTCTTGGCAAAATTGGCAAGGTCGATAATATCCCCTACAGTTGCCCCTACTATCCCAATTCTGAACAGAAGATCATCAAATCTTTTTCTCGCTTCCGCTGGCCCACCTGCAGGCGGAGTAATCGCAGACACTTCTTCAGCAGGAGCTCTTGCAATCATAGGAGCGACTTCTCTTTCCCGCTTTCTCATCCATTCTCCGATATCCCTTTTCAATTTCGGGGAAGTCAGTTCGGGAGCCAATTCGGGCGGTTCTTTCGGAACGATTTTCTGAAGATATTCGGTAGCGGCTTCTACCCCTTTGCCTAACGGCCTCATCACAGGAGCAGTGATAGGTTCTATCTTACGAGCGAGTTCCTCAAGACTGGCAGAGGGAATTCTGGCCGTCGGTTCTATCTTCGGCAACGCTTCCCTTGGAGAGAGCACCTCACCTTCTACTTCAAAAAATTTCCTAATTGGAGCGAAGATATCGGCCTTGGGTTCTTCTTTGGGGGTAGGATACAATCCCTTTTCCTTAAGCACGTTATCTACGGTGTCGACGTCTACCCCCTGCCCCCTCAACCAATCCCTTTTCGAAAGATAGTATTCGGGAGTTTTCCGCCCTTCTTTCAGGTCGGTTAAAACTTGATAAGTCTTTTCATCTACATCAACGACTACCATTCGAATTTTTTCTTTTCTTCGACGCTTTCGCCTTGCAGTCGTTTTAATCTTTCGATTTGACTTTCGATATTGTCAATGGACGCTCGAAGTTGTTTTCTATCATTTTCCGTAAGACCCATCGATGCGACAGGATCAGTCAGCTGCTTTATAATTTCGGCTCTTTTGTCTTCAAGTTGAGCGATAGCTTTCGGTATGTCTGTGGGTTTTAGCGTAGCTCCTTTCCCTGAAGGCTTTTCCCTTTTCGGGACTTCCACCTTTACCGCCGGCGTCCTTCCTTCCACCTTTACCGCCGGTGTTCTCCCCGCCGACAGAGCAGCGATATACGCATCTTTCGGCAATAATCCCGACTCAGAAAGAGCTCTTATTAAATCCTGAAGCGTTGGTTGTCTCCAATAGCCCACGTCCCCAACTGGGAATCTGATTACTCCCTCAGGGATTGTTTCCGCAACTGGAGCTTTGAGCGCAGGCATAGGCACGGATTTGGGTGCAGGAATGGACAATTCAGCAGGCAATGGCAAAGTCGCACTTCTCAATCCCACTTTCCCTGCTTGCACTGCTTTAGCGGTTTCCACTTCTGGAGTGGTAACACGTCTCGCTAATCCAGCAGTAGGCCCGAGATATTGCTCGGCAGTTTGAGTCCGATACGTTCTCGGTTCATAAGGCACGTATCCCGCCTTAAGCATGGTTTCCAGAAGTTCTCTCCTTCCCTTTTCCTCTTCCTCCCTTCTCTTCGCCTGCTTCTCCATCCATTCGTTGTACCCTTCTGCTACGCCTGGGATGGTCGCTCCTGCATAAGCCAATCCGACGGCTGGCAAGATAGTCCCCCAATCCGCCTTCTGTATCGCTTCCCAGGTTCCTCCCAAAGCGCTTCCTATCGTTTTCGCTATGTCTTCAATCGTTGGCATGTCTCATCCCTCCTTTAGTTTCGCAAGTTTGCACAGCTAAGATCTCCTTCTTTGCGCCGCCGCTTGCGCTTCCGCTATCGCCCGGTTTATTTCCTCGGCTGTCGGGCCTGTCCCCCCAGTTGCTCGTGCTACCTGATATACTTTTTCCCTTTCCTCGGGAGTTTCATACCCAACCCCCTTCATCATATTCCTTTCGATTTCCTGCGTTTTCGACAAAAGTTCGTTCCAATAGCCTTTTTCCGCATCCGACAACGCCCATTCGTCCCTTATGGGGACTTTTTTCGAAAAGTTCGTTCCAATAACCTTTTTCCGCATCCGACAACGCCCATTCGTCCCTTATGGGGACTTTTTTCGGAGTGTTGATCACAACTTCCAATTTCTTAAACAAGTCGTCCAATTGTAAAGCGCTCAATTTGTTCAGTTCCGGGAATGCTTTTAACATGGCGTTCTGCATGGCAGTTCCGCCAAAAAGTCCTTTATTCCCTTCCGCAAGTTGATAAGCGTATCTTATGTATTCGGGATTTTTGCTCGCAAGTTCGTTGTAAGCAGCCAGCGACCTATTCACTGCGTCGGCATGTTCTTGCATCGCCCTATAAGACCCCATGCGTGCCAACTCTTTCCTTTCCTCGCTTCGGTCCGGCAACAGCCATTTCCTAAACCCTTCGTAAAGCTGGCTTCCAATGTCATAAGCCAGTTTCCACGGCGCAATCTGGGAAGCGATTTGCCCAACTGTAGAAACCACTTGCCCGACCGGGGTCAGAACTCCCTTCATCGCTTCTCCGACCGCCGATATTGGCTGGACTGGCGAGCGCTCGAGCACTCCCCCGACCGCTTTGCCGATTTCAACCATTTGGCCCGGCGTGGGTTCGAATTTCACCCCACCAAGACCGACTTTGACTGCTGGTGCGGTTTTCTCCGCCACTTCGCTCCACTCCCCCAACGCCGGAGTCGGAAGCCTGACTTGCCCAAGCCCGAATCGAGCCCCTTCGGGAAGCCCAATCCCAAGTTTGGACCAGTCAATCTTCGATAAGTCAATTCCGGAAGGAAGTCCGACTTTTGACAAATCCACGCTTGGCAAATCGACTTTCAGTTTTGCCCAGTCAATCCCACCACCCGGCAACTGATACTTGCTCCAGTCGATACTGGGCAAAGTCGGAGTAGGAAGTTCAACTTTCGGCAAAGACGGCAAAGTCGGAGCAGGCAACCGAGCACCTTCGAGTCCGATTTTCCCCGAAAGTTCTGGGAAGTCGATTTTGATTTTGTTCCAGTCTATCTCCCCGCTTGGCAGTTTGTATTTGCCCCAATCGATTTTGCCCAAATCAATATCTGGGCCTTTCAGGCTTATGTCTGGCCCCTTGAGGTCCAAGCGAATGTCGGGCCATCTTAAGGAAGGCCACTTTACTTTTGGTAAAGATATCTTTCTGAATGCATCTTCGGGCCTTCCCCCAAAAAGATAGGCAACATTCGCCTCCTCGATTGACGGGTATTCTTCCGAAGTAAGATACTCTGTTAACGCTGGCATATTATCCTATATTCAATAATTTTTTCCAATCAGACGAACTTCCTGCAACTCCTGACAATGCACTGATAATTTGGGCCAACATGTTAAAGGCTGCTTGCGTCCTTTCAAGCGCTTGTTTATCTTCTGTTTTGCTTAATAGACCCATCTCATATTCTCGCTGCAAGGTTTGCTGGGGAGTTCCTCCGGCTGGCGTATAATATCCCGTCAACTCCGCCTCCTTGAAAGGTCTTTCGTATGCTTTCTCCATCCCCGTCTGTCTCAACCCCGCTTCGAATTCTCCGAGACCACCCAGGTATGACCCCGCAAGCGCTCCCGCAAGCGCTCCCCCCTTCTCCAGCCACGGCGTTCCGTAAAGCGTTCCCCTGCCGCCCAAGGCGGTCTTGAGCTGCGCCAACTCCCTTTCATACCTCGGCCGCATCGCCTTCTCATACGCCGCCGTCGCCTTGCTTATGTCTTCCTCCGTGAACCCCGGGACCTGATAAGTTCCGTTTGCCATTTCCCTTCACCTCCTTTAAGGACTACAAGCTTGAAAAAACATCAGGAACTCTCCAGGATGTCGTAGCATATGACCCAATAGACAATCCCAAAATCATCTTGCCCCATTGCCTGTTCCGTCAAATACCATGAGAAGAATCTGCATTCGTCGTTTACCGGGAAGCGGTGCACGTCTACGATATAAGGCCTGTCAAATCTATCCACAACAGTATATTTCAAGAAATAAACTTGATCTTTAGATGCGTCGATTTTCCCAAAATCCTTACGATAGTTGAAAACAACGTTCGTTTGCACATCACCCCCCGTCGGATGAAAGCCGAATTCCACCCAATAAATCTTTAGTTTCTTGTTCGGATACCCGCTGTAGAATGTAGCCGACTCTAAATATCCCGTAGTCGTGTCGTCCCCATAAGTATTAAACTTCTTCAATTGGTTGCTGGGACTCATGTCGGCAAACACGAATTCCGGTAAGGCCTCACCTCCATAAACGAGACACCCGTGCCCGGCGTTGTGATAATGATCCATTCCTATCCACTGCTTTTTCAGATAGTCGTAATGCAAAGCCCAGCCGGGGCCATTTGTATCGGGGAGAAATAAGGAATAAGTGTGCCGAAAATCGTCCACTATCGCCCAAGGATATTTGTTATCATAACTACCAAGTGAAAAGTAGTTGAACGACCGAGCGGAACTGATATTCGTCTCGAAAAATTCCTTCAACGACCCGGAAATGTCTACGTCATCGTTCCCGTTAGTGAAGCGAAGCGATCCGCCCGATAGGTAAATCAGCCCGTTCTCCACCTGCTGAATCGTCCTGTGGGATATGCACCCGTGGTTGAAAGTCCTGACCAGCACTACCGGCTCGTCTAAGTCGCCTGTCCAGCGATAAACATAGTAAGAAAAGTCTTTGAATACAAATAAATAATCGTCCAAGCTCCCCAAGCCAGTTATTATTTCTTTACCTGCGGCATCCCCAACATCAAGGTATCCACTACCCATTCCCGACCAATTCTCAGGATCACCTGTTACTGACCAATAAAGACGAGACCAAAAGCGGTCTGAGGTTAAATCACAAGCCGTCCAAAGTTTCCCTTTGAATACCTTCAAAAAAAGAGGCATTTGCCCGAGTTGCGGCGCTTTTTGCGCACTGCTACTACTTCCAGTAGTCCCCCCATATGATTCCATCAAGGTCAAAGAAGTGTTAGACTGAATTGTTTTCACTTCATAATAGTCGTCAGACGAATCTTTTCTTATCCAAGCCCCTTGCCATAATTCGCCGGTGAAATTCGTCCCAGAACCGGTCACCGTTGCGCTTCCATTAGTAAAGGTCAAAGTCCCCGTTAATGTGGTTGGCGTCCCTCCTTTATCCGAACAATGAGGCAAAGCCGATTCCCAAGATGTATCTCCATGCCACCATTTATGGAGTCCGTTATCAACTAATGTTACATAACATCTGTCTCCCAATTGGGTAAAATCAGCATGATACCCCATTGCATCACCACCAAGCGTTTTCCAGGTATTGTTTTGCACATCCAAAGCATACATAGTTGTAGGAACATAACACATTAGATAGTATATGTTTAGGCTAAGATAAAACGGGAAAATCCCCCTTGTTCTCCCAACAGCGGGCATAGTCGGTCCATAGTTGGAAATCGAAGGGGCTTTAGATATGCATCCCACAATAGGAGTGTTATATTGGACGCTTGACAAGTCCACCGTCCCCCTGAAGTTTACGCAGGTCTGCAAAATGTCCGCATTCGCACTATTTATCGGCAAAATCAGTTGGTTTGTCTTGTCAATCCCCCCAAAAGTATTAACAGTTAAATACTGTTTTGTCTTGTCAATCCCGCCGAAAGTATTAACAGTCAGATACTGTGGCATTTTCTCCCTCCTATGCCAAAAGTATTCCGAAACCCAGTCCCAAAATCCCCGCCAGCACATCTTTCCAGTCGAAGAAATTGCCCTTCTGCATACTATCCCAAATTTCCTTGCCGAAAATAAAAGCCAAAGACAACGCTATGCCGAAGCCGAGATTGATTCTCGACCCGACTATGACTATGGCTGCGGAAACGATACTATGGGACACCAAATCTCGTCTAAATTGCATATTGACAATCGACCTCCTTATGAAAATTTGTCAATAAAACTAACCGTCATTTAATCTCCCTCTGAAATTTATCTCTCATACCTTCACCTCCAGTTTTCTCATGTCTTACGCTATTTTTGCCACCGAAAACTTAACCCACTGTCATGCTTTCGCCTTCCTTAAGCTGTTTGATAAAAGAACTGTCCAGCTACCATCTTTGTTCCCGACGCAGTCCAACCCGTAGCAGCTTCTTGAAAGCATGCAACTGTAGAAACCCCCGAATACATACGGAAAATTCCCGTGCCCGCAAATGCACCATTATCATAAGTTACACCCAAAGCCCCCCGAACATCTATATCTGAATTGTTTGTAAAGGGAACAGTAAAAGATACACTAGTTGAATCACTCGTCCCCGAGAGCAGAAACATCACAAAACATAACTTCCCTATTTTCTTATAATAAATCTTCTTCGTTGTAAAAGAAGACCACCCTACAATCGTTGAAGATGCTGAATAGTCTGTCCAGCCAGTAGAGTAGATATCACCATCGGAAGCTACACGCATTCTTTCTGCCTTAATATTATCAAGTGAAGTATAGAATATGAGATTGGAACGGGCATCCTCTGCACCTATCCTATCAAAGGTAACGCCCAGCCCCGCAAATGCAATTTGTTTATTACTTACCTCCTGCTTCGTCGATACCCCAATATAATACTGAGTAGTTCCAATAGTTGCATCTTTATTTACGATTTCAATATTGCCATTATTAAGTCGCAATTTTCCAGCCGTTTCAGAATTAACATCGTAAATTTCCGCAAAAGTTGTCCCTATCCCCACCTTGCCGTCGGAAGTTACTGTTATCCTCTGCGCTCCGTTAGTAGCAAACCCCAAAGTATTGCCGGAAGGAAGGAACATCCCCGTCCCCGTGGAATTCGAGAACGAGAAGCTCGGTGCGGATGCCGAGCCGTTGGCCGTTTCTATCGAACTGACGCTCAAGTCCTTCGTCCCGTCGCTCAATCCCAACTCTATTCTCTGCCGATTGTCCTCAAGCACCCTTATCAGCACCCTGTTTATTTCGTTCTCCAACTCCCTCGCCCAAGCGGTAAGTTTCGGGTCGTCGAAATTCGGCGTCGATATTCTCAACGGCCTGATAGTGTTCTGAATGATTTTAGCCATTAACAACCCCCATTATAGGAAATTCCCATAACTGACTTCGGTGAATCCGAACCTCAAGTCCTCGTCCTCCCCCAGAAAGTTCATGTCCTTCAATTCGTTGACGAATGCGGTCGCTTTCGTGTCCCAAAGGGTATATTTCGCATCCCCTTGCTCAAATAAAACCTGTGCCGTAACCATGGCGAGAAAGTTTTCCGTATATTCGTCTGGGATGGGCAGCGCTTCTTCGTCGTAACTCAAAGGCCACGCCTTGACCTGCGCCGTGTATTCCATGTCGTAAGCATTATCTGGCGTGGGATAGAGCCTTATTTCCCACTTCTCCTCCTCGGTTTCGCCCGGAAGGAGAGTCGCAATGGTTACCGCCCCGCCATTCGAAGTGAAAGTGACCGTTCCGTTAGTCGTATCCTTGCTTACCGCAAGCAGTTTCACATACTGGTTAGTCGTGCTAACGGCAGTCGTTCCGTTCAAGGTCAAATTCTCGGTAGATAGTTTGCCATTCGAAAGATAACCTTTCACAACGACCTTGTAGTTGGTCACATCGCTGGCGGAACTCGAAACGACAGAAATGACCGAAGCGGAAGTCGGCTGGTTCGATACCCTTATCTTTCTCATCGGAACGTAAAGCTCGGGCGTCCCGGTTCCAGTCGGATTCGGATAATCCCTTTCGAACGCCTTCCTCGACTTGAAG